AACTTCCTAAAGAAAGAATACAAAGCCGTCACGGGTGATACACTAACCTTGACAAAGGAAGGTGAGCCACATGTTCTTGTGCAGCGTATATCTAATTACCGCACCGACGTTCAGGCTCATTGTGATTACCGCATCGGCGGCTTGACTGATGTTGTTGAGGTTAACGGCGGAACTGATGAAGAACGCCTGGACAAATCAATCAGAGATTTTCTTGCACTAGGGAGAGACAAAGCCAAAAAGCCTTCAAATGTGAAGATCTAGTATGGCGGCTCTTACAAAGCAAGAGATATTAAAAGAGATCGTTAAAGCCGGCAAAGATCCGGTTTATTTTACAACAAGTTACTGTCGCATCTCGCACCCGCAGAAAGGTTTAATTCCTTTCAAGGCGTTTGATTACCAGCAGGATCTGCTGAAAGACTTCCGCGATTATCGTTTTAATATTATCCTAAAAGCCCGACAGTTGGGCATTTCTACTATTAGTGCCGCTTATGTTGCGTGGCTGATGTTATTCCACAAAGACAAAAACATTCTTGTTGTTGCGACTAAGTTGCAGACGGCAACAAACCTTGTTAAAAAGGTAAAAGCCATCATCAAGAATCTACCTAAGTGGATGCAGATCTCCAACATTATTGTTGATAACAGAACATCGTTCGAGCTTTCTAATGGCTCACAGATCAAGGGCTCGTCAACCTCGGGGGACGCTGGTCGTTCCGAAGCCCTTTCACTTCTAATCATTGATGAGGCTGCTCACGTTGAGAAGTTAGAAGATCTGTGGACAGCACTCTACCCTACGTTATCCACAGGTGGACGCTGCATTGCTTTATCCACACCCAATGGTGTGGGTAACTGGTTCCATCAGAATTGCGTTGAAGCCGAATCCGGGACGAACGACTTTCATATGACCACATTGCTGTGGGATGTTCACCCGGACCGCGACAAGAAGTGGTTTGACAAAGAAACCAAAAATATGTCCAAGCGACAGATTGCTCAGGAGCTTGAGTGCAACTTCAACGTTTCCGGCGAAACTGTTGTCCATCCCGATGATCTTCAATGGTATCTAGAAAAGATAACAGCACCCGAATACCGCACTGGATTTGACAGAAACTATTGGATCTGGAAACAATACAATCCGGAACTTCCATATCTGATAGTAGCTGACGTCGCTCGCGGTGATGGTAAAGACAACAGCGCATTCCACATTATAGAACTACAAAATCTTGAACAAGTTGCTGAATATGTAGGTAAACCAACTCCGGATGACTTTGCTGATATTCTTTCTAACGTAGCAGCTGAGTATGGTAATCCTATGTTAGTCATAGAAAACAACAATATAGGCTATGCTGTACTTAAAAAATTGATAGATAAAGGGTATCCTAACCTATACTATGCAACTAAGACTGACCACCGGTATGTGGATCCCCTAACAGCACAATGGCAATCAAACGTAATACCCGGATTCACCACATCCTCAAAAACAAGACCATTGATCGTAGCGAAAATGGAAGAGTTTATGAGAAATAAACTAATTACGATTAACTCTAACCGTCTGCTTTCCGAAATGAAAACATTTATTTGGCACCATGGAAGGCCGCAGGCGATGAGAAGCTACAACGATGATTTAACAATGTCGTTTGCTATTGGGTGCTGGGTGAGAGATACAGTGATTGTGGAAAGTCAAAAGAATGTAGAGTATAGTAAGTCTTTCTTGTCTGCGATAAGCACGGCAAAAACATCTATTAATACAACAATCCCTGGTATGCAGGGTCATAAGATAACTGATGAGTCTGAAAGAGCTAAGCAAGCAGTAGATTTTCAGCACAAATACATAGGACTATTAAAGGGCTAGGATAAAAAATGGCTAAGAAAGATAACAACCCAAGAAATCCAGCGTCACCGCTGTTCAAAAGACTGACCAGACTTTTATCTGGCCCGGTCGTTAACTACCGCACGCAGGTTGGCAGACAGGAAAAGAGAGCAGATCTAGATAAGTACCGTTATCGTTTCCGGTCAATATCGGGACAGGAGTTTAAGAGACATGATTCTAACATGTCCCAGAACTACAATCTTTATACGTCAGCAGCATTCCGAAATCAAAATCGAGCAGAACGATATATTGACTTTGAGCAGATGGAGTACATGCCAGAGATTGCGACCGCTCTCGACATCTACGCTGACGAGATGACTACATCAAACGAATACGATCGTCTTCTGAACATTGATTGTCTTAACCACGAAATTAAAACAATTCTAGAATCACTCTTTTACGATGTTCTTAACATTGAATTCAACTGCTTTGGTTGGGCTCGCTCGATGTGTAAGTACGGAGACTTCTTCCTGTATATGGACATCGATGATAAGATGGGCATCACATCTCTTATCGGCATGCCAAACAACGAGGTTGAAAGACTAGAGGGACAGGACCAGACAAATCCAAACTACGTCCAGTATCAGTGGAATGGTGCTGGAATGACTTTTGAGAACTGGCAGGTTGCTCACTTCCGCATTCTTGGCAACGATCGTTATTCACCATACGGCACATCCGTGCTTGATCCTGCTCGACGTATCTGGCGCCAGCTCACACTGCTTGAGGATGCGATGATCGCCTATCGTGTTGTCCGCGCTCCGGAGCGTCGAGTATTTAAGATTGACGTTGGCAACATTCCGCCACAAGATATTCCACAATATATGGAAAAGGTCAAGTCGGAAATGAAGCGAAACTCTCTTGTTAACGCAACAACTGGCCGCGTAGATCTTCGCTACAATCCTTTATCGCTTGAAGAAGATTACTTTATTCCGATGCGTGGTGGCGTTGGATCAGAGATTGTATCGCTCCCTGGCGCCAAGTCTTTGGACGACATTGAGGATGTTAAGTATCTTCGTGATAAGTTGTTTGCAGCGATTAAGATTCCACAGTCTTATCTTACCAACCTTGAAGGCGGCACAGAAGATAAAACTACTCTAGCACAGAAGGATATCCGTTTCGCAAGAACTATTCATAGACTTCAAAGATCGGTAGTTTCCGAGCTGGAGAAAATAGCAATAGTGCATCTTTACACATTAGGCTTCAGAGGTCAAGACCTTTTAGGATTTAAGATTACTTTGAACAATCCATCACGGCTAGCCGAACTGCAGCAGCTTGAGTATATGAAGACAAAGTTTGAGACTGCTACATCTGTTCCTGAAGGGACATTCTCAAAGCGCTGGGTTGCTGCCAACATTCTTGGAATGTCGGACTCCGAGTTCCTTCGTAATCAGCGCGAGACTTTCTATGATCGCAAATACCAGCAAGCCCTAGAAGGTGTTGTTGATGAAGGCGCAGAGCTTGGCGGCGATGAAGGCGGACTCGGAGGCGACTTAGGAGGCGATTTGGGAGGTGACCTAGGCGGCGACCTCGGCGGTGATTTAGACTTGGGTGGTGACGATCTTGGCGACGACGCCGGCGCTGGAGGGGGCGAGGAAGACGTTTTATTGGCAACCCCGGGCCGTAGAGAGGATAACCCTACAAGACACGAGGGAGCGCCATACAAGCCTGTCGATGTCGACAAAAGAAGAGGATCCTCGACAAGACATTCTCAGGGACCAATGAAGCGAGAATTAAAGCGAATGGTCCGCGGCCCTGAAATGGGCACAACCTCCAGAACTGTTCATCCTGGCAAACTTGGTATGCCTGACTTTAGAGCGCTTGTTGGTCTGGAAGAGAATATCAAACCTACTTATACTAAGGATGAAAAGACACTTTTTGAGAACACCAATAAAGTTCGTATGTTAGTAGAGCAAATGGATAATAAAGAGGAAGACAAAAATGAAGCATAATAAAAAAAGAAACACAGCCTTTATTTATGAAACGCTTACACGAGAACTAACAAAAGCAATCGTTGACAAGAACGACAACAAAAAGAAAGTTGTTCTTGCGATTATCAAGGAAGGCTTTGGCAATGAATCAAGCCTCGCCAAAGAACTTACTCTTTACAAGACTTTACTTGAGACAAGAAACATCCAGACTAGTGTGGCCGAGAGAATGCTTCAGGAAACAAAGCTTGCTCATTCTAAGTTGAATTCTAGCGAGGTATTTGATGCGCAGTCGCAAATGATTGCTGCAATGAATAAGCAACTAGGCAAAGATATCTGGTCCAACTTTGTTCCAAACTTTAAATCCCTTGCTTCCATCAGCGCTATTTTTAATACCAAGACTCCTGTAAAAAGCAAAGTTCTGTTTGAGCAGTCAATCGTTGATGCGATGAGCGCCGAGCAAACACTTGCCGAGTCAAACAAGATGGAGTCCCTGGACAATCTTACCTATAACTCTTTTATTAAGAAGTTTAATAAAAAGTATACAAATCTCCTCAAGGAGCAGAAAGATCTGCTCAATCAGTATATCACAAGTTTTGCAGATGACGGGTTTGAGCTTCGTATTTACTTGAACGAAGAATTGCAAAGGCTTAAGGGCTTAATTAGTGACGCGAGTCAAATTACAGACGAGCCTCTCATTTCGCAAAAACTAAGTGAAGTATCTGAGTATCTTGAAGAGTTCCGTAAGCGCGAGTTTGCGGACAAAGATCTAAACAAGATTCTTAAGACACAAGAGCTTGTACAGGAACTAACTTAAAATGATTAACATCAAGATCGGCGGCCCACAGGCTACAGTAGAACTTAAAGCGCGCAAAGCGCTCGATGGCTCACTTCTTATTGTGGATCACAACAAGATTGACATCGCTGTGATGCCGAAGCAAATGAAAGTGACAACGATGCCCAAGACGACTATCTCGGATGATGTCTATGATTATCAAGATCGTCTGTTAGAATTGCTAGCCGATAAGGGGATTGTTGATCGCTCCACCATTCAGGGCGGAAATGTGTTTCGTTCATTAGAAGGAAAGATTTTTGAAAACGACGAAGTCAATCCTTTACAAGCTGCCACTTATGTAATCGCTGAGTTTATTCACTACGAGGCCGAGCACGAGCGCATTGCCGACGAGTATGAGAAAGAGTTGGAAGATATGTATACGCGACCATCCGACCGCGACTCCACAGAATACGGCGAGGTCCCACAACATGCCGAGAAGGGCTCAATGCGTCCTGGCTACTACTATCATCCACTGCGCAACAGGTACTAAGTTATGTCTGATATGAAATTAATAATGGAGAACTGGCGGGGATATCAGAGTAAGCCACCTACGCTAAATGAAAATGTCACGATAGAAGATTTCAAAAAACTAGTAAAAGGCGTTATACGACTTAAAAAAGGAGTAGAATCCGGTGAACTCACAGCGGACATCGGAGGCAAGATACTCTCAGCTGCGATTGAAACATTAACTGCCGGTCAGGCAGGTAACGTCAAAAAGATTTGGGATGCATTGTTATCTGCCAAAGACCTTGGTGCTATTGTAAAATCCGCTCGTCTTCCAGATACAGAAACCGATAACTCTCCCTTTCTAGATGTTTTTAATATTAGCGATGAGTATTCAAAAATATTAGACGATCGTCTTGAAAATGCTTTTGTTAACCATTTGTCCGACGAGCTAGAGGCTGGCGCACTTGACGATATCGACATCCAGACGTGGGATGTAAATGCATATTTGGAAGATTGGTTGAAATCCAAATTTGATAATAAAGCAGTAACCGGGGCACCACCCAGCAGGATCGACACAGCCAAACTAAAACAAACAGTTAACAGTTTAAAGAAAGGTGGATTCTTTAAGGCTATCAAGTCGCTCGTCGGCGGCGCACTTGAATAAGACATAAAGTAGCGTATGGAACTATTACATTTTATTCTTGCCGCTTACGGCATGACATTTATTATTATACACGGACACATCTTTAATAAGATCCGCCCACCCTGCAAATCAATGGGTGGCTTTGGCCGCTTATTCCACTGCCATTTGTGTATGGGATTTTGGGTTGGAGTGTTTCTGTGGGGCATAAGTCCTTATACAGAACTATTTAATTTTGACTATACGCTCGTAGATGCATTTCTATATGGGTGTATTGGTGCTGGAACCTCGTACTTTTTGAGTATGTTGGTGGATGATTACGGGATCCGAGTGGTCCATAAGGGAGGTGAGCAATCATGACAAAATGGATGATCCAACCAGTTCGACGTTGCTGCTCCGGTAGCATACTTTAGGTGGGGTCGAAAGGCCCCACGTTAAACTTTAAACTTCAAGGGAATTGAAACAATGGCGCGCAGAAAAAATACAAAACGAATAGACCCAAGATACTTCTTGAACGAGACAGTGAATCGCAATGATGATGGTTCGGCACTTGAAGAGGGACCCCTCCGAATGGGCCCATTGCACCCCTCCAAGTGGGCCCGTCGAGTCCAGGGATGGGTGGCAAGAAAAAACCAGGAGTTGGGAGATTTGGATGCCGTCCTGGCAGCTGCCGCAGAGTCGGAGCCCGAGATCCTCGCGATGATCCAGGCTGAGGTTGATCGTCTGCGCGCCGGCGGGGAAGAAGAACTTGAAGAGGGCTGGAAAGAATTCGCTCAAGGTGCTGACGACTTTATGGGCGACCTTATGCTGGGCAAGCCCCGGGGATACAGCAAGGACGCGCGCCAGAAACGTGCCCGCATGGACGCCGACACCGCAGCGCTCGACCAGAGGGTTGCCGATCGCGCTGCCCGCAAGAAGGAAAAAACCGCCAGCGACAGGGCGAGTGCGCAAGATCGAGCAAAGAGAAGAAAAGCCCAGGACATCCGAAACCGCCAATTAGATAAGTGGGAAGCCGGACAGAAAGAAAAGGAACGCGCCGAAAGAGATCGTAAGAGTCGCGAACGTGACCGCGATTTCGACGGTCCGACCCGGGCGTACAGAACAACCTACGAAGAATAATTATGACCCAATTACTACGAGAATTTTATGAACTATGCGAAGGCGGCGTCTGTCAGGACTTACTGACGGAATCCGAGAAGTCCTTTGTCCGTGATGGTGGTATGATGTTGACCGGCAAACTGCAGGAGGCAGAGGTACAGAATGGCAACGGTCGCGTGTATCCGCTCCCGGTCTTGCAGCGAGAAGTAAAAAGATACAAAGATGTTGTTGATGATCGCCGCGCCCTAGGCGAGCTTGACCATCCAGAGTCTTCTATTATTAACCTTGTCAATGTGTCACACATGATCACAGAGGTATGGATGGATGGACCATCAGTGATGGGTAAGTGCAAAGTTCTTGACACACCGTCAGGACAGATTCTGCGCGCTCTGGTTGATTCGGGTGTTAAGATTGGCATCTCATCCCGCGGCATGGGATCCGTGAGCGAGAGAATGGGGAAGACCATCGTTGAAGACGACTTCCAGTTGATTTGTTTTGACATTGTGTCCGAGCCTTCAACTCCAAATGCTTTTATGGCTTTGTCGGAAGGCAAGCTAATGAATGAGCAAGTTCAAAAGAACAACAAAATTATTAATCTTATGAATGAGATCACTGGGGACTAAAATGCAAATCTCAAAAGAAGAATTGCAAAAAATTATTAAAGAAGAAGTTAATGAAATCTTTGGTTTCGGCAAGAAAGAGCCAACCAAAGAATACCCAGCTTCTGAATTAGTGGGCATCATTAGGGGACTAGAAGATGCATCAAAAAGATCCGGAGCAGAACTCACACCAGCACAGCGCGAAGCTATTGTAGATGAACTCACAGGCGTTCTTGAAGACGAAGGTTTTGTTGTTAAAGAAAATGAACGGCTTTTCACTGGTGAGGAAGATGTAGTTGTCACGCATCAAAATGCTCCTAAGCTCAAAGTATTTTTAGATACTATAGCACAAAAGAGCCCTAAAGTTTTTAAGCAATTGTTAGGAGTGTTTAATCGTAGCGCCTTGGATATTAGTCCGGTCGTTAAAAGTATAGCTGATAACATTCCCTCGATCCTCACTGTGGCTGATCTCGAACCAGACGAAGATCAAACAGACACTATTGTAGCAGAGCCAGTGGCTGTCCCAGATGAAGAAGATCAAACAGACACTATTGTAGCAGAACCAGTCGCGGGCCCCGATCCGGATCAAGAAGACCAGACAGACACCATTGTAGCGGAACCAGTTGCTGCTCCAGACCCTGAAGATGAAGAGGAAGACATCCCTTCAATCCTCACCGTTGCTGATCTTGAACCTCCAAAAATCAAGGACGATGACATAATTCGGCGTCTTGAAATTGAAAATCCCGAATCACTTGACGGACCAGCCCGGCTGTTAGTTAAAGATTTCCCGCCCGGAGACTATAAGGTTGTTGCGCGCGCTGATACGCGAGGAACTCCTCGCGCGGGCGATCTGATATATATTCGTCCGGTAGGAGACAAGACCAACAAGTTTGACGCTGACGATGCAGTTTATGAGATAACCATTGCGGAATATCCAGAGCTTTTTAAGAAGCTCGATCCAAAGCGAAAACTTAAGGAACACAAACAATTAAAAAGAATGAAAGTATTAGCAGGTATCAAATGAAAAAATCAGAGTTTAAGAAACTAATCAAGCCTATTGTTCAAGAGTGCATTAAAGAATCACTTCTTGAAGATGGTTTGATTTCCGGTATTATTGCCGAGGTTGTCAAGGGTATGTCCTCGCAAACCTTAGTAGAAGCCAAAGCTCCAGAACCAAAAGTTGATCCAGTTAAGGAAAGATTCAAAGCAAATGCTTTTTCTAGTGAACAGAGTGGGAAACTTAAGCAACATAAAAAGAAATTGATGAAAGCCATCGGAGGATCAGCATACAATGGGGTTAACTTATTTGAAGGGACAACCCCAACCCCATCCCAGGGCAGCCCAGTCTCCCAGGCATCCCCAGTATCTGGTCAAGCTCCAACTGATCCCGGTGTTGATATAACAAACCTTTTTGGATCAGTGGGTCGCAACTGGAATGCGCATATGAATGAAATGAAAGAAAGAGAGTAGAAAATGCCTGTTAATGTTAGAGTTACCAAAAGACGAAACGAATCCGACGAAAAACTAATCAGAAGATTCAACCGGAAGTGTAAAAAACAGGGAGTTGTTCGGGAGTATAGAGAAAAAACTGATTATTATGTCAAACCTTCTGTTACCAAGCGGATGAAAAAGCAGAAAGCAATTCGCGAACAACAAAAGCGCGTGAGAAAAGAACAAGAGAAATTGTTTAGGTAATCTTGTTTTACTTTACTATTTAATAACGGAGAGATATAGATGTCAACATACAATTATAAGCCGGGTTTGGGTTTAGTAGGAGCTTATCAGGTTTCCGGTATTCCCTACGTTAAGGGACCTATAGAGGACGCACCGAACGGCGACAAGAACAAGAGGATTCAGTTTCCCGCGGTGACCAAGTTTATAACAATAACAAACGTGGACGAGACCGGCGAGCTACATTGCGGTTTTAGCTCCCTAGGGCTTAGCGAATTAACTAACGTGTTTATTGTTCCGGCGACTTCGTCTATGACCTACGAGTTGAAAGTTACGGAATTGTATTATTCAGGCTCATGCGAGAGCTTTGGTCTTATTGCTGGCTTAACTTTCATTGATCCGCACACCATTAATAACGCTGCTATTTCCCCGTCTGGTTCTAACTGGTCTGGTTCCCTTCTCGCCTCAGTGGGGTAACACCCCGTGTCCGACCCAAAGAATAAATGGACGCAGCCCGATGCGCCACCGCCCCCAATGTTCTTTGGGAAAAACGAACGTGACCTTGTAAAACAAGTCAATGATGAGCTAGCTGAACGTGTTGTCGGTCAGTCAGTTGCTTATTATTCTGTCAGCATGGAGGATACTAATTTTAATTCAACATACGGCGAGGCAATAGACAAAGTTACGCTTCCGCCCGTGCGTGTGTTTGCATACGTTATTGTCGACAACGAACAGACAAACGAAAAGTATGGATATGAATATCAATCCAAACTTACAATTAATTTTAATCGTCGGCGCCTTGTAGAAGATCAAAATCTTTTTGTTCGTGCTGGGGATTTTATTCAATATGGCGATTTATTTTACGAGATAGTAAAAACCTATAATGATACAAGATATTACTTTGGACAAGTAGAACATAAGTTTCAAGTAAGTGCAGAGTGTGTTCGCGCTCGTAGAGGTCTATTTAGAGTTAAGGAAGCTATTACAAGACCTTCTTAGGAGTAACGAGTGAATGTCCGATCCGAAAAATAAATGGACCAGACCAGGAGCACCTCCTGCGCCAATGTTCTTTGGCGAAAAAGAACGGAATCTAGTAAAGCAAGTTAACGACGAGCTTGCCGAAAGAGTTCTCGGCCAAACAATAGCTTACTATCCCATAAGTATTGAAGAATCGAACTTCAACGATATTTACGGCGAAGCCAAAGAAAAAGTATCTTTGCCGCCGGTGCGGGTGTTTGCATACGTTGAGGTTCAGAATGACCAGACCAATACTAAGTTTGGTTACGAATACCAGACTAAACTCACAGTTAACTTTCATCGCCGCAGACTTGTAGAAGATCAGAATCTTTTTGTTCGCGTCGGTGACTTTGTACAGTATGGTGATGTGTTCTATGAGATTGTAAAAACTTACAATGATACCCGTTATTACTTTGGTCAGATAGAGCACAAGTTTCAAATTAGTGCCGAGTGTGTGAGAGCGCGCGATGGTGCATTTAGAATTACGCCTGAAATAGACAGACCTACTTTGAGGCAGCAAGAAGAAACAGATGTTTCCTCCCCCGCCCCTCGACCAGTGCCATACCCTCCCTTGGAGGCAACGTATATCACGGTGGCATCAGAAACCAAATTGCCGAATGAAAGAAGTCTCGCCGCAGGCACAGGCATAGAATTTGTTGATGGTGGTCCAAATAGCACACTTACCATTTCCGCCACCGGCGAGGCAGCTGATGGCATTGTGGGGTCTGTTCAGTTGCAGTCTGGTTCAGGGGTGTTTATGGGTGATAGCAGCTTGGTCTTTTTGACCGGCTCCGGACGCCTAGGCGTAAACACTTCTACCCCAGATGTGACTCTAGAAATAGGAACTAGCTCTGTAGACACCAGCCCAGCAATTCGTTTTACGGGGTTACGTCCAAGGATCCAGTTTTTTGAAACCGACCAGACGACTCAATATCAAATTCAGTCCTCTAACGGTATGCTGAAGTTTCAGACACAAAACAATGATTTTGATAGTGCCACGGTTCGTTGGCAAATGAATTCAAGCGGTAATATGGCGTTTCGCGACGGCGCCGCAGGAGAGCCAATCCCAGCCAGAATTTATATATCAGGTTCTGGCAATCAAAATCTTTTGCAAGTCTCTAGTTCGGCGGCGGCTGATATATTGGTCGTAACTGGCTCGGGTAAAGTCGGTGTTGGAACCTCTAACCCATCTCATGAACTAACTGTTATAGGGGGACTCTCTGCGTCAGCCAACTCTTTCTTCGGCGGTGATGTTTCAATTGCCGGCACACTTATTGGTGGATCACCACTTAAGATCGCCGGCGCAATTGAGATTCATGATATTTCAAATGGCGGCGGTGTTGTCGCTAGCCTGGGCGATGTGTCTGAAGATGGGACAACCACGATGTCAGCCAGCGCTGGTCAGTTTGCTAATGTAACCTCAACAACTCTTATATCAGCCAGCGCAATGACAGCGACTACTTCTTTGTGGCATGACCTGACATGCTCATCCTTTATGTCAGCAAGCTTGTATTTCGGTGATGGGCGACATCTTACAAACGTTACAGCATCAGCCATCACAACAGGAGACGGTCCAGTTGGCGCCCTTCAGTTTAGGGTTGACAATCCAATTTCAAATGAAATCAGTGGCACAACAAAAGTGTCATATAATGTTGCCAACAATAGACTGACAGTTAATGGCGGTTTAGCACACAATAGAGTGTCTGTGGCGACAAGTTATACTGCGTCAGCTGGAAATTATATTATTGGTGTATCAGCAGTTCCAACAAACATATTGTTTAATGCCACAGATTTTTCTGCGGGTCAGACTTTAGTTGTCAAAGACGAGTCCGGACAAGCCTCTTCTGCGACGTCGGTAATCCTTAACCCCTCGGGATCACAAACGATTGACGGAGCCCCAGCAATATACCTTGAATCACCTTACGGATCGGTGTTCCTATACACCGATGGGTCCGACTGGTTTATTTATTAAAATAATTTAAAATATTTCTGATTCTTAATCGTCCAACTGGTATATATTTCAAGAGACTGATGTGGGTATATTTTTAGATTTCTCTCCTCCGTAGTGCTACCCCTAAATTTATGATTATAGTCTCGGTCATTTCCATAGGAGGATTTAAAAAATGGCTTATAAATTCCAAAGAGGATCTGCGATCCTTTCAGGTGCCCTTCTTCAAGAGGGTAACGTAGAGCTTGCTTCCGGCTTCGAAGTTGTTATTGGTAACGCTTCGTTGACTGAGGCCGAGCTAGAGATGCTTGACGGCATCACAGCTGGCACAGTAGCTGCTTCTAAGGCAGTTGTTGTTGACTCCAACAAGGACATCACGGGTCTCCGTAATGTCACAGCAACCGGTTACTTTGAGATCGGTAGCGCCCAGTTGGTCGAAGCTGACATGGAGCTAATTGATGGTCTTACAGCAGGTACAGTTGCGGCTTCTAAGGCAGTTACTGTTGACGCTAACAAGGATGCTTCTGGCTTCCGTAATGTCGATGGCGACGGCGATCTCACAATGGCTACCATCACAATGACTGGTTTTGCAGTCGACGCTGATGGTGACACGGCTCTTAAGAGCCTTAAGGTGGATGATGGATCAACCATCGGTCCAGATTCAATCGGTGACATGATTACACTTGCTGGTGGTGGTGACATCACAATCAAGGACGGTGCTTACGACTTTGACATTGCATCTCACGATGCGACTAACGGTCTAAAGCTTGGTGGCGTACTCGTCACTTCGACAGCTGCAGAGCTTAACTTGGTCGACGGTATCACCGCTGGCACAGTTGCTGCTTCCAAAGCTGTTATTGCTGATAGCAACAAGGATGTTTCTGGCTTCCGTAATGTCGGTGCTGATGGTTCTATCACTGCTGGCACTTCGTTCATCATCGGTTCTGCCGATCTTAACGAAACCGATCTTGAGAAGCTTGATGGTATCACTAACGGTACAGCAGCTGCTTCCAAGGCTGTCGTGCTTGATGCAAACAAAGACATCGCTAGTCTTCGTAAGCTTAGTGCCGTTAGCGGTACATTCTCGGCTCTCACGCAGGGTCGTCTTGTCACAGCTGGTTCGTCCGGTCTTCTAGAAGATCAGGCTGCTTTGTTCTATGATGATTCCCGCGAAGATGGTTATCTTTCTTTGTCTGTTAGTTCCAGTGCTTCCGGTTCGGCCGTGGTTGGTGATGGTTACCTGAACCTTGCTGACGCTTCCGCCAACCCAATGTTCCAGGTCAGCGAGTATTCCGCTGGCAACGCTGAGTTGGGTGTCTTCTTCGCTGACACTGCTGCCCCAGCAGCTGTTGCAGTCGCAGCAGACTTAGTGTTGTTCCAGGATGCAAGTGATGACACTCGTATGAAGAAGGAGTCTCTCGGAGATATTCGTGACCTTTACTTCAGTGCTGTTTCCGGTGATGCTACAGTCGCCGCTGGTGGTGCTTTGACAATTGCTGCTGGTGCCGTTGAGCATGGAATGCTTAACGACAACATCATCTCCGGTCAGGCTGCTCTCGGTGGCGCTAGCGTTGCTCAGGCTGACTTGTTGATGCTTGATGATGGTCCAGGAACTGTCAAGAAGGTTACTTTCTCTAACTTTGAGGATTCAATCTTCGGCAACATCTCCGGTGATGCCACAGTTGCTGCCGGTGGTGCTCTCACCATCGCTGCTGACGCTGTTGAGCCTTCCATGATGAGCATCTTTGATGATTCATTGGCAGCTACCAACAAGCACATCATGATCGCTGACGGAACTGATTACAGTTCTTTCGAGCTTTCTGGTGATATTTCCATGACAAACGCTGGTGTAGTATCCATCGCTGCTGACGCTGTCCACGCTACCATGCTTAACGACGACGTCATTAGCGCCCAGACAGAGCTTGCTCTAGACGGACTTGC